TATTTGGAGAAAATCAAATCCAAAACTTGCTGCTGCCGCTGATGAGAGAGCAAGAATTCGTGGAACTGCTCAGACTGATAATCCTCTTATGAAAGATATGAGAGGTGGTCTTTCACTCACTCCTAGTGTTCAGGCACCAGCGGTTAAGAATCTTGGATCTGGGCAACAATCACTTTCTCAAAATCCTAATGCAGCAATTGCTGCAACTCCAAAACCACAAGTTCCACCAGTTACTGCAAGTAAAGATGCTACAATGAATAAGACTGCCGAAACTCTTTCGAAAAATCCACTTCCAAAGAAAACTCAAAAAGAAGCATATGATATTGTTCTAGATTATCTTCTTTCTGAGGGTCACGCTGATACTCTTTCAGAAGCACATTATGTAATGATGCAAATGGATGCTGAACACATTCGGAATATTGTTATTCAAGAGCGTGCTTGGTGGGATCCTGCCGGTCTTTTTATGACTAAGAATGAAAAAGCAGTAGAAAAAGCAAAATCAACTGCAACTGGTGCTGGTGGATCATATAACCCTAACACTGGTAGAACTTATAATCCAACAGCAAAAGATCAAACAAGAGCAACTGGTGTGATTGCACCAAGAGGTGGTATTGTTGGAACTATGGAACCAGGCAAACCAGAAACTTGGCAGAGATATGCACCAGGTTCTGATGCTTTTAGAAGACAGAACATTGACAGATATATAACTGTTCGTGGTCGTGAGCAGCTGCAAATTGATGATCTTGCAAATCGTGCAATGAAAGATAAAGCAAGAAGAGATGCTGCTGCCGATGCTGCATTTGATAGAAAGTATGGTGTAAATCAACCAGCTGGTGATGAATTTGCAGGTGCTCGCAAAAATACAAGAACCTTTGTACAACCTGGTGCTTCTACACCTGCTACCCCAAGACCTAGCACAAGACCTGCTGCAAAACCAGTTGCTACTACACCAAAACCAAAACCTCAACCACCAACCATTCAGTCTAAGAATGTAACTGCTACTGGAACTTCTTATGAAAGAAGAACTCCAACCTCAGCAGAACTTGCCGCCGCTAAGGCAGCAGGTGGTGGTGAGGTAGGTGTAAAGGCGGAGGTTGATGTTGCTAAATCAAATAAAGTTGCTGCAACGTCACCAACTCCCGACCTCAAACCAGAGGCACCTAAAAAGAGAGAAAGTCTTGCTACTCAGGTGAAAGATCTTCAAACAATGCGAAAAGCAGCAGAAGAAAGAAACAAATAATTCAAAGAGGGTTTCGACCCTCTTTTTTATTACCTAGTAATTGCCTTTTTAACTAATGCAGTACCTTCTACAACTCTTGTTGTAGTTCCATCTGATTTTTTTAAAAGTACATCATAAAAATATTTTCCAGGTTTTATAGAGGAACTTGTTGCAGAACTTAAAGAAATTTTGACTCTTCCGCTTTCTCTGTCATTTCCAAAATCTATTGCAAAATCAGCACTTTTTGTAGAAGACTCATACTTCTTAAGTTGAGCACATCCTTGATATCCAGTTAAATTTAAAGCACTATTAGTTTGACTATCTTCTAAAAGAAAAGTTTGCTCAAAATCTGTTCCGGTATGTATTACAATATTACTAGTATATACTGTCATTTTTCTTTTTAATTATTTATTTTTAGAAACACCCAGTCGAAATTCCTGCTCTAACTAAAACATTTCCCTCTACACCAATTGTTTTACTTCCATTCGGACGCACTAACAAGAGATCATAAACATATCTTCCAGGTTTTATAGTTGTAGTAATTGTACTTGCCATTGATATTTGAACTCTACCTTCCGCAGCACTTGTAATCCCAACAGTAAACGCTTTAAAAGAACTGGTTTCGGGACTTTTTCTCATATAACAACTTGCACCAAAACCAGTGAGATTTACTGGCAGTCCTCCTGACTGTTCGAGTTCAAATATTTCACTAAAATCGTCATTGGTATCTATTACAAGATTTCTTACATATACTGACATTTCTAGTATAAGACTTTATTGAATATTTATCAAGCCCTTGACAAACACTCAAAACATAAGTAGAATCCCTTTGTTCCCGTTGAAGATAAATAATAGCTCATAAAGATCTTATAGTATGAGTTATGAAAACCCTTGGAGATTCAATGGGGAAATTTTTGAGTCTTCTGATATTCAAGATAATTTTGGTTTCGTTTATCATATTCACTGCAATAAAACTGGTCGTAGTTATATTGGTAGAAAATATTTCTGGAGTTTCCGCACACCAAAAGGAAAATCTAGAAAGGTTAAATCAGAGTCAGATTGGAAAAATTATTATGGATCATGTCCCGAACTCAAAGCCGATGTTAAACTTTGGGGCAAAGCATCCTGCAACAGAACAATACTTAGCCTCCATAGAACAAAAGGACAATGCAACTACGAAGAGACAAAACAGCTCTTCCTAAATAATGTGTTGATCGAGTCTCTTGACGATGGAACCCCAGCGTACTACAATAGCAATATTCTAGGACGCTACATGCGAAAAGATTATGGTAACTTTGGAAAAGACTCTTCAGACAACTCATGATTGGGCAGTTGACCGCATTCATACTCTCTGTGAAGAAAATCTCGAGAATGCCCATGCGATTCAATCTGAATTTAGTGAATGGTTGAATCCAGATATTTTAAACCATGATATTTTCTCATTAGAGTTCATAGGAGAGGAAGATGACACTTGACCTTCACAACTTTTTCAAGTTTTACGACGAAAACAATTCAAATCACGTAGCAGCAGTTCAATGGTTAGAGGATAACCTACCTGCTCAATTTCTGGATGATTCAGAGACTGATTGGATTGGAATGTATAGAACTAAACCACCAACTCCGGAAGTTCTTGCAGTTCCATACTTTAATCAAGTAGACAACTACAGAGATGCACATAGAACTTGTAATAGTTCATCGTGTGCTATGTGTCTTGCTTTCCTCAAACCAGGAAGCATTAAAGGTGATGACGAATATGTCAAGAAAGTATTTGCAATTGGTGATACTACCGACCATGCTGTACAGACAAAGGTTCTTGCAGGATACGGTATCAAATCTCATTTTAGTTACAATCTTTCTTTTTCGGATATTGATAAGAGCCTTGATAGAGGAAAACCTGTTGTTATCGGTATTCTTCATAGAGGTTCTTTATCTGCACCTACTGGTGGGCACATGTGTGTTGTAATCGGTAAGACACCAGATGGTAAGGGATATTATATCAATGATCCATATGGTTCTCTAAACGATAACTATACTGGTCCTGTAACGAATGGTAAGAAGACCATTTACACCAAAGCAGTTCTTAAGCACCGTTGGTGTCCAGGAGGAAACGATGGGTGGGGAAGAATCTTCGACTAATTTCAAGAGAAAGATGCTTAAAGTTATTAAGGATCTTACAAATCATGGTAAGCATGTAGAAGCAAATCAATTGTATCAAAAGTATTTCGGAGGATCAAATGGCAAGAATTGACCTACACAACTTCTTCAAGTTTTATGACGAGAAGAATCCTAATCACGTAAAAGCAGTTCAGTGGTTAGAAGATAATCTACCTGTTAAGTTTCTTGAGGATGATGTAGATTGGGCGGACATTTATCGCGGAAAAAAGGGTAATGCGGCACCAGCATCAGCACCATCTGCTGCCGCTTCTGTATCTGGTGGTGACGATATGCCTATGATGGGTCTAAAACTCATTAAAGAGTTTGAAGGATGCCACCTTAAAGCATATCCAGATCCTCTGACTGGTGGACTTCCAATTACAATTGGTTGGGGTTCAACTCGTAAAAAGGATGGTTCACCATTCCATATGGGCGATACCATTACTCAGGCAGAAGCAGATGAACTACTGATTAGTCAGTGTAAGAATCAGTTTCTTCCTTCATTACGTAAAATCCCACATTGGAATGAAATGTCAGATGGAAAAAGAGGCGCTCTGCTCAGCTTTGCTTATAATCTCGGCGCTGGTTTCTACGGTGGTGATAACTTTAATACTATTACTAAACGCCTAAAGAATAAAGAATGGGACTTAGTTCCCGATGCTCTTTATCTCTATCGCAATCCTGGTTCAAATGTAGAAGCAGGTCTTGCTCGTAGAAGAAAGGCAGAAGGTGAAGCATGGAAAAAAGGATAAATAGTTAAAATCAATACTGATTCTTGATCTTAAATGGTCTGAATCTACATACCCCGAGTCCTCTGTGACTTGGTGAATACTTTACTTTTAAACAACTTTAGTTTGTTTCGTTTAGTACACACTGAGTCATAGAGGACTTTTTATGTCTTACGCTAAGAAGGCGCTTGTTTTAGCGTCTGCTCTTTTAATGGGAGCACCAACTGCATTTGCAGATACTATTTCTGGTACAGATTTTGAGTCTGGAAATACCTCAGGATGGAATACTGGAACTCAAACAGGAACACTAGACAGTACAATTACTGGGCAGGGAACTGGTGTTAGTGTTGTCGATAATCCAGTAATCTTCAATGCACCTTCTCATGGAGCAGTAGGAAGTCCAACTCTTCCTGATAATTCTCCTAATCCTTATTATCAACCAGCAGTAACTCCATCTACTTGGGAGTTTGCTCCTTATGGAGATGCTGGAGCTGCATTACAACCAAATGGTCAAGCAACATTTAACCAAGCAACAGAAGCACTTGGATTAACTGCGGCAGAAAACCAAGCAATCAAAGATCTTCTTATACAACAACAGCAGGCATCTGGATTAGGAAATCCAACTCCTACTGATGCTGCTTGGATTACAAAGTCAGTGACTTTGCAAACTGGAACAGTTTATACAATGTCTTGGAACTACATTGGAACTGATTATGTTCCTTTCAATGATGGTTCTATCACATCACTTGTCTATCAAGGAACAGGTTCATCTCCAACAGTAACAGTTAATAACCAACTTCAAAACTACGCACTGCTTGGATTTACTAATCCAGGAACTGGTGATTATTCAACTGGAACTTATGGTTCTACTGGATGGCAGTATTCGACATATCAAGTAGGATCTGATGGTGATTATCTCTTAGGATTTGCAGTATTCAATCTTGGAGACACTGCATTATCACCAGTTCTCTTAGTTGATAGTCAGCCTGGAACTACAACACAGAACGGTCAAGCATTTACACCTGTTGCTCCAAACAATCCAGATGCACCATCTGTTGATGAAGTAGCACCAACTCCAACTCCTGAACCAACACCAGAACCAGAACCTACCCCAGAACCAACACCAGAACCAGAACCTACCCCAGAACCAACACCAGAACCAGAACCTACTCCAGAACCAACACCAGAACCAGAACCTACCCCAGAACCAACACCAGAACCAGAACCTACTCCAGAACCAACACCAGAACCTACACCTGAGCCCACACCAGAACCTACACCAGAGCCAGAACCACCAATATTATTAAACTCTGTTACTGTTCCTGCACCTGGACTTCCTATTGTTGTTACTACTGAGGTGACTCATACTGCATCTGAGAAGGATGGAGTCCAAAAGATTAGAAGAGATTTTGCAACTACAAGTCAAACTCCTTTATTACAGCAGGATACTTATAGTGATGGAACTGTTATAAGTTCATTACTTCTTTCTGTTGATACAAATAATACTCACGATGTTCTTTCTGGACGTATTGATCAACACGAAGTTTTAGATAAGATTGGTGGTGGATTACAAAATCTTTTCATTCACGAACCATCTCAACCAACCACAGATAAAGTAAGAGTATTCAGCAACAATTATTATGCTTGGTCTTATGGTGATTATGGATACACTGGCAAATCTCTGATTATTGGTGGCGGATTAGAAATTGATATTAAACCAACTTGGACTATTGGTGGTCAGTATAATAATGTTAATATTGATTTAGGTGGTGTTGATAGTACTTCTAGTCTTGTTAAAAGTCATTATGGTTTCTTTAATATGTTCCGTGGAAATACATTCTCACTCTTAACTAATGCTGGTTTCTCTCAGAACAAATATAATGTATCAAGAAATATTCAGGGTATCTTTAATAACGAAAGTTCAACACAAGGAAAAGAATGGTCTGTAAATAACAGATTATTCTGGCATCTCAATAAAAATGTAACTCCATTTGTTGGATATACTGTTGGTAATTACCAGAGAGATGGTTTTACTGAAACTGGTTCTATTCAATCAAGAAGAACCGTAGATGCTATAAACAAAACTTCACATTCTGGTGAGGTTGGTCTAAATATTTCGCATCGTTTTGGTGGTAAGAAGAAGGATTTATTCGGCATAACTGTCGGTGGTTCTTATGAAACCAGTGGAATGATCGAGGCAAATGCTTCTGTTGATTATAAGGAAATGATAATCATTGAAGGAATTCATCAAATTAATGATGGGGTTTCTAACACAGCAGTATCTGCAAAGGTTAAATTTAAGTTCTAAAATCCTAAATATTACAGACTTCATCACACGGACACTGATGGACAAGAAAAAGGAGAATGCTTTGGGGCAAGTGATTCGTATTGCCATCCTTGGATGGTCTGCTGCTCTTCTAACTGCTAGTTATGCTGGGGCTCTATCCAAGATGGACCCCACTTTTATTGCGACTGTTTTTACTGCCTCTGCCGCAACCTTTGGAATTAATACTATGAAGAAAGGTGGAGATGAAGAAGATGAAAAAAAAGCAGAACCTAAAAGGGAAGAGTTTGTAGAAACTCCACCAGAACCACCTGCTCCCGAAGCAGCAGCTCCATCTCTTGAAGAAAGAGTTGAAGCTCTTGAAGAGGGTCAAGTTCAACCACGTACTCCAGGAGCATAATGTCTAAGTCACCAAACAAAGGTAAGAAAGGTTCTGCTGGTGGAAAACAATCCAAGCAGAACCAGGGAAATGCTACTGCTAAGAAAGCAAAGAACGGTGGTAAGAAAAAGTAATGAGGTTTTATGCCACGTGAATGGAATACTCCAATTCGGCAACCTTGGAATCCTGTAATTAAAAAATGCCTTGATGCTGTTGATGAACACGTCAAGGCATATATTAAAACAGGAGATGACTGGCACTTATCACAAGCAGAAATATTAAGAAAATATGTAAAAGATCTGAAAGTTTGGATACATAAAGAAGAGAGAAGATAATGGATCAGTTTCCTTATGGTGTTGTGATAATCTTGTCTTGTGGACTTACTTTTACTGCATACATCATTTACTACATATTAAAGTTAGC